TTTTTTGCGAAAAGCCCGGCGATCGTTTTCACATTCGATTTTTGTATTGTTCATATTTTTTCTTTCCGCCGGTCGCCCGGCTGTTGGTTATTTGGTTAGGTGACTATCCCTTCACGACAGGTAATGACGGGCCTTCCTCCAGCATCCAATACCCGCCCATTTCCTTCACGGGTTGCGCTACCGTCCATCCGTATTGGCCTATTTGGGCGAAGCATTCCCCAGTGCCCCCCGAAATTCCGATAGCAATAAGAATCGGCCTGCCATCTTCATTCCACCACCAGTAATCACCGGATTGACTTGGTGGAGTTTGTGTCCATTCAAGAAAATCACCATCTGGCAATTGGTGGAATCTCCCAGCCTCTGGACTTCGTAGTCGTATACCTACACCGAAGTTATTGATCCGCTTTAGGATTATGTCCTGATCTTCCGTGGTGTTATGCTGTTTTTCCAGCCAGCATTCGACCATCGCTGTCCACGACCTGAGTGCTTCGAATAGTTGCTTTGTCATATTTTTTCTTTCGTTTTCCCGGTTCGGCCGGGGCCGGCGGTTGCCCGCGTTTTCAGTTCCGCCTCCGGCTCAAGCCGGGGCCGGCGGTTGCCCGCGTTTTCAGTTCCGCCTCCGGCTCAAGCCGGGGCCGGCGGTTGCCCGCGTTTTCAGTTCCGCCTCCGGCTCAAGCCGGGGGCGGGAGTGAAAGCCGGGATGCGCTCCCGGCGGGCGGGTCACATCTCTGTGACCATGTATTTCACCTCTTCTCCGGCAATGCGCCGGAGCGTCTCCAGGTCCAACTCCTTCCCCCGCATCTCGGGGGTGAGATTCAGGGGAATCTCTGTGACTGTCCGGGCCAGCGCGGCCAGGGACAGCGGCAGGACTCCGATTACGTCCTGCCCCCGGACGTCATCCGGGCCAGCGTGATCTATCACCCGGCAGTCGCCGGACACCAGCCCGCGCTCCCGCAAGAGAGCGACCAAAGCTGGGTGCCGCGTGACCACCACCGGCGGGACGGTGATGGTGAGTCCGGCCAGCAGGCCGGAAATGTCGCTTTTCCGGTCGGCCCCCGGCCGGCCGAAATGAACCGCTCCATCCTCCGACTTGGAGGAGCCCCCGCCGCCGACCACCGCCCGGTCGGATTCAGCCAGTTCCGACCACTGGCCCCGGGTTACCGGGACCATCCCGGCCGCATCCGGCACCAGCCGGATGATGTCCCAATGACGGCCCCGGCCGTCGTAACCAGTTCCGTCCCACGCCCCCTCGGGGGCCGTCTCCACTCGGACCGGGACCGGTTGGTCCCAGTAACCGAGTGGGTGCACCACCATCACCCCTCCGCTCCGGTAGCTAGTGCCACCGGAGATCTTCCGAACATCCGCGCCGGCGGCGCGGACCAATTCCACCATTTCTTTTGAGCTTCTCATATTTTTAGTCCCCGGCGTCAGCCGGGAGGGGGGTTAGGCTTGCACGGGGAAAATATTCAGCCTGGTTCGTTGGCTGAATTCCCCGAATTTGTCCGATGCATAAAGCCGGAACTCACCAAGTCCGCGCATTTTAGCGTGGACTCCATCAAACGTTACCCGCCCGACCGGCAGTTGCCGACCGTCCAGCATCGGGCCGGCTGGCCTCAGGTTGAATTCCATAATTCCGTCCGTGTTGTATACTGCGCAGATTTTCATATTGTAGGTTTGTTTTTTTGTTTATTCTCTCAGTTCCGCCCCCTTGTTTTTTGGGGGCGGGAGTGAAAGCCGGGATGCGCTCCCGGCCGGCGGGTCACATCTTTGTGACCACCACCGGCGTGCTCGATCACCCGGTCAGTCCGGCCAGCAGGCCGGAAATGTCGCTTTTCCGGTCGGCCCCGGGTCGGCCGAAATGAACCGCTCCATCCTCCGACCTGGAGGAGCCCCCGCCGCCGACCACCGCCCGGTCGGATTCATCTAGTTTCGACCACTGGCCGCGGGTCACCGGGACCATCCCGGCCGCATCCGGCACCAGCCGGATGATGTCCCAACGACGGCCGCGGCCGTCGTAGCCAGTGCCGTCCCACGCTTTCTCGGGGGCCGTCTCCACCCGTACCGGGACCGGTTGGTCCCAGTAACCGACAGGGTGCACCACCAGCACCCCTCCGCTACGGTAGCTTTCGCCACCGTAGATTTTCCGAACATCCGCGCCGCCGGCGCGGACCAATTCCACCATTTCTTGTGAGCTTCTCATATTATTTTCTTTCCGCCGGTCGCCCGGCTTTTTGGTTTTTGACTCTGCGTTTTTTCGGGCTTGTCACCGTATACGAAAGATTCATTCTTTCGTATGCCGCATTACCGCAATTTTCGTCTCGTCCCGGTGTTTTGCAGTTCTTGCAAATCCGGCCCCCCTTTCACGCGGGGGCTTACCCGAAAATTACCGATGGATTATTTACCGTGGCCCATAGAGTTCGCCACACCGTCTGCATTCTGACATCTGCGGGATTCGGCCCTTGCCTCACCGCCCTCATCCGCCGGAGGTTGTGCCCCCCGACACCTGTACTATCGCATGATTCTATTTATGTGTCCACAATTATCTGCAACTTTATCTCGTTGATAATCAACGACTTACAAACTATAATAATTAATACACCTAAAACATTCGCGGTTTTATCACGAATAATGGAAGATAAACAAATAATACACCGAAATAACGCCACGCAATAAAAATGCGCCGGCGTGCGATTAACGACACAAAAAAGGTAAATTGTTCCACGTGGAACAATCCGCAGCGGAATCCTGCGGATTCCTGCGGAATCCTGCGGAATCCTGCGGATTCCTGCCTCCATCGCCATCGCCATCGCCATCGCCATCGCCATCGCCGGGGAGCGCGCGCGCGCGAGGGTTCCCCACGACCCGCACAGCGGCGGCGCTTGACATTGTCGCCAAATTGGGCAATTTTTGCCGTGTGAAGCAGAAACGGAAAAATGTCAATGGGGTGATCACCCCACCCAGACCGGCTCACCGGCCAACGGGCTACCGGCCCGATCTCTGCGCGTCGCTCGTGGCCGCAATGTCCCGTGGTTTCACGTTCGCGGCTTGGGCGGGAATGCCTGGCATTGACCGCGACCGCGATACAGTGTTTGCGTGGGCGGCCAAGTACCCGGAGTTTCTCGGCGCCCTAAAATCCGGGAAAGCGAAACGGCAGCTTTTCTGGGAGCGGCGGCTCGCGGCCTTCAGGGAGGGGAGCCCCACCACGATTATTTTCGCGCTGAAAAATTGCTGTCGAGAGGACTGGAATGATCGACCTGATGTCGCTGTGACACTCCACAACTCGGTGCAGGTTGGTACGGCCAAGGCCCCCGAAGAAAGAAGCCTGCCCGAACTGCGGGCCGAACTGGCGCGGCTCCGCGCGTTGCCGCTGGAGGAAGGGGGTGCCGCGTGAGCGAGCACCAGTGGATTTCCGGTGCGATCAAGCACCATGGGGTGTTTCGCGCTGCGGCAAAGCGCGCGGGCATGTCAACCGAGTCATTCGCGCGGAAGCATGAGCACGCTGCCGGGGTCTTGGGTCACCGCGCCCGGCTGGCTCTCACGCTCATGCACCTGCACGAGCACGATCAGTCTGGCGCCACCCCGGAGGCGCAGGTTGAAAAACGGTTTGCCGCCGCAAAAGCCAAAAATCCATGAAAATTCCATCCTCCAAAATTCCCTCCGGCCGCGTGACGGCCCCGACGCCGACGGCACCAGCCCTTTCCCACGGCAACCTGGCTAAGATTTTCACCGCGCTGGCCAGCCACCACGCCGCCCTGGCCGCGAACAAACCCGACAGGGCGATCCAACCGCTCATGCGTCCCGACAAGGTTGCCCGCGCCCAGGCCGCAGGCCAGCCCGGCTTTTACGCGCCTACCCTCGGCACCCCAAACGCTGCTGACCCGATGGAGTGATGCGCTGGATGGTGCTCATGCTGACCGCCCGTCAATTGGCCCTGACCGAGGAGCGCATTGTTGCCGCCGAGCTCGCGCGACATGACCTGGTGGAGTTCGCGCGGCTGAACACACCACACCCTGGTGACAGGTTCAACTCCCGACTCTCTCGGTATGAGTGGGTTGCTCACCACCGGCTGATTGCCGATGCGCTGGAGCGCGTTGCCCGAGGTGAAATCAACCGGCTGGAGATCGAGGTGCCCCCGCGCCATGGAAAATCGGAAATTGCGATTAGGCAGTTCTCCTGCTGGATGATGGGTCGGGCTCCCTACAAAAGCGGCATCGTCTTGACCCACACAGACACACTCGCGACGGAGCACGGAAGGGACGTGCGTGACTACTGGCAAGGACCGGGATTCCAAACGGTGTTCGGGGACGAGCCGGGTGCCGCGCTGCGGTCCGATTCCAGAGCGTCTGACCGGCTGCAATCGGTCGCCGGCGGGACCATCACATTTTCCGGCTGCGGTGGGCTTGGGGCCGGGGTGGGTGGTCACTGGTTGCTGGTGGATGACCTGTTCAAAAATTCTGAGGATGCTACCAGCGAGGTTACGCGCAACGCGAAATGGAGAGCCTACAACGTGGATTGCAAGAGCCGCCTGAACGATGAATCTTGTCCCATCGTCATGATCGGCAGCCGGCGCAACGAGGATGACGTCCAAGGCAGAATTTTTGACCCGACCAACCCCCACCACGACGCCAAAGAGTCCGCGCGATGGACTCGCATTCGCCTCCCGGCGCTGTCCGAGGGGCCCGGCGATCCGCTGAGCCGGCCGAAGGACGCCGCGCTTTGGCCGCAAAAATTCGGGCGCGAGTTTTTCGCGGACATGCGCAATAACGCGAGCGAGATTATTCGGGAGGATTTTCAAACTCAGTACCAGTGCCACCCGAGGCCACAGGAGGGGACATGGTTCCGAAAGTCGTGGCTCAAAACGTACAAAGCCTCCGAATTGCCGAAGCAACTGCGGATTTACGTGTCGTCCGACCACGCCTATCGCGCGAGAGAGCGCAACGATGCAACCTGTCTGCTGGTGGTTGGAATTGACCCGACGGGAGCGATCTACGTGCTGTCTGACACCTGGTGGCAGCAGGCGACCACGGACAAAATTGTCGATGCCATGTTCGCGATTGCCAAGCGCCGGCAAGTTGCCCAATGGTGGGCCGCGCGGGATGCAATCTCCGGCAGCCTGGAGCCGTTCATTCGACGGCGCATGAATGAGGAGCACTGCTATTTCCCGCTGAACGATTCGATCTCGGAAAGCCGGGACCTGGTCGCTCGGTCCTCCTCCATCCGCGGGATGATGGCCCGCGGGGAAGTTTTTTGGCCGTCGGACTGGCCCCAATGGCCGGAGGCCGAAAACCAATTGTTGGCGTTTCCGGGAAAACACGACGATTTGGTGGCAGCCCTGGCGATGTTGGGCATGGGCATGGACCGGATGGTATCGGCTGAGGGGCCGAAGAAAAACGACCTCCCCGAGCGCGGGACGTTCGCGTGGCACAATTTTGGCAAGCAGGAAAAGAAAACCTCAAACACAGCCGGCTGGGCGTAAAATTATGAGCAACGTTTCGACCACAGTGCAATCCGCTCCGCTCGGTTTTGTTGACCGGGTGAAGACCGCCGGCAAGATCATTTTGACAGGGCAGCGACCGACCGACAACCCGCTGGCCAGCGAGCCAAAGGACCGTAGTCGAGGGGCCATGGTCGAGGAGCTCACTAAATGGTGTTCCGACACAAGAGAATTCTGGCGCCCGGTATTCGACCGAATGCGCGAGGAACAGCGGTTTGCGGCCGGCAAGCAATGGCCGACCAACTACGAGCTCAGGACGGGTCAACGAGAACCCTACCAAGGGGATGTGGTTCAGCAAATGGTCAATCGGATGACGGCGAGCCTTTACGCGAAAAATCCCGTTCCCGAGGCCGTCCTTGAGGAGCGTCTCACATTTGAGCTCTGGGACGGTAACCAAGCCACCATTGACGCGGCCCAGCAGATTGCCGCAGCATTTCACGCCGCCAAGCCCCAGGCCGAAGCCCTCATCGGTCAAGGGGTGCAAGTGCCCGCGCCACCACCCCAGGTCACTCAAGCGCTAGACATTTTGACAGATTACCAGCGCGGCATGCAGGAAAAAAACCTGTACAAAAAGATAGCTCACACCGGCGAGATGCTGGTGGCGCAACAGTGGCGGAGTCAATCACCTGACATGCTGGTGTCGGCGAAGCAGGCGACCTCCCAAATTCTGGTTTCGAGGGTGGCGTATATTAAGGCTATGTATCGTCGGGACATGGAATCGGTTGCGACAACGACGGCGAACGACATGGAATTTTCTGACCGGGTGGCCACACTGCAAGCCCAGCTCCAGACCGTCGAGCAGGACACCACCGGAGAGGACGACGCCAAGGTTTTCGAGGCCAAAAAAATGAGGGAGACCATCCAACAGGAAATAGCCGACATGCAGGCCCAGCAACCGCCGCCCGTGGCCGGCGATGAAGGGGTGGTACACGATTGGCTCGCCTCCACATCCGTGCTCGTGGACCCGAACTGTACCTGCCTGTGGGAGTTCACCGGGGCATCACGCATTGCCCATGAACTGATGATGACGGTCGAGCAAGCCGAATCTAAATTCAAGATCAACCTGCGGGACGCGGGCGCTAAAATCTACATAAACCTTGATGGCAGCTACAAGCGGCAGACCGCCCAGAGTTTCGATCAGCAAGACAAAGCGCAGATGGCCAAGAGCGCCAAGGTGTGCGTGTGGGAAATCCAGGACAAAACGACTGGGTTGCAATATACGGTGATTGATGGGGTGCGCGATTTCATCAAGGAGCCAGGCCAGCAGAGCCCACCGGTGTCACGCTTTTGGACCATCATTCCGATCACTTTCAACCGGCAGGTCGTCGAGGAAAACGATCCGCAGGCGGATGTGACGATCTTCCCGCGGTCTCACATCCGGCTGGCAATGCCGATGCAACAGGACATCAACACGGCCGGGGAGGGTTTGCGTGAGCACCGGGTGGCAAACCGTCCGGGGTGGACGGCCGTTAAATCGAAGTTCGCTAGCACGAGTGGACAAAATGACGCGCTCAAACTGGCTAGTCCTCGGAATGCACATGATCTTTTGATGATGGAAAACATACAACCCGGAGAAAAAATTGCCGACTTCATTGAGCCGATACCGACGCAACCGATTGACCCGAAGATGTATGACAACGCCGCGAGCAGTCAGGCCATGATGCTGGCCACCGGCGAACAACCAAGCGACATCGGAGCCCAGCGCCCGGACGAAAAGGCGACCGGTCAAAACATCGCCGCCCAGGCGCGAGCGACGTCCGTCGGCAGCAACATCGACGATTTTGATTTCGCATTTTCTACGCTGGCACAAATGGACTGGGAAATGTTGGTCCAGGAAATGGACTCTGAGACCGTCAAGGAGTTGGTCGGGCGGGGTGCGACCTGGGCAGATGTGGCCAGAGAGGATGTTGCCAGGAGCATTTTCTTCAAGATCGAGGCGGGATCCACCGGCCGACCGAATGAGCAAGCGGACCTCAACAATTTCCAAGTGATCGCGCCGCAAGTCGGTGATATGATGAAGGCGGCGGGGTTGTCGTTGGAGCCGCTCATCAAAGAGGGTGTCCGCCGGCTTGGGGACAAACTCGACGTGGACGAGTTTTTGCAGCCCGCCCAGGTCATCGCGCCACCGGCGCAGCAGGCCCCCGTTCAGAAACCTCCTTCGCTGGCTATGTCGCTCAACGTTGCCGACCTTCCCCCAGAGGAACAAGAGCAGGCCGTCCAACAGTTCGGCATCAAACCCGCGCCGCCGGCATCCCGACTCATAAACAAAATCGGACACGGTGTCGCCGTGAAGGCCGCCCACGACAATAAGGTCGCAGCGACCCCGGCTTTTGCAGCCGCCCCCAACCAGTCCTTTCCCAATGCACATCCGTAAAAAACCATCACCAGTATACATTCATATGCTACAACCTAAACACCCTGAACCGGCCGTATGCTTCACCATTGAAGATATAGCCAGAGTTTGCCACGAAACCAACCGCGCGTTTTGCGAAGTTATCGGCGACCTGTCCCAACCCAGTTGGGCAGACGCCCCGGAATGGCAGCGGCAAAGCGCCACCACTGGGGTTCACTACCATTTGAATCACCCAGACAGCCAGGCTAGCGACAGTCACGAATCATGGATGGCGGAAAAAGTGGCGGCTGGTTGGGTGTATGGCCTAGCCAAGGACGCCACCGCGAAGACGCACCCGTGCATCGTTCCGTACACGGACCTGCCCGCACAGCAGCAGGTCAAGGACGCCCTGTTTCTGGGTGTCGTTCGGTCCATGGAGCGATTATTGTCAGAAAAAATTTAACAAACCAAGTTGACAAATCAACCAAACTGAATTATGCCTCAAATAGCAGACGCTCCCGCGGCTTCGTCACCCGTACTGGAAGGTGGGACAGTTGCAACTCACCCGGACGCTCTAGTAGCGGATTCGTCCACCGTGGCGGCAGAGGAAGATTCGCCCCCTTCACCAGACGAGATTGCAGTTGCCTCATTTGATGAGCACCTTGCCAAGACGCAGGGTAAGCCCGAGGCACCGGCGGAAGAACCGCCGGCGGAGGCACCGGCAGAAGACAAGCCAGCCGAGGCCACCGTCGGAGGTAAAACACCGGATGATCTTTCACATGAATCTGAAATACCAAAGCCGTTTACTGAACGGACCGAGTGGAAAGAGCTGACGGCCCTAGGTGATAAAGTCGGGAAGGTGGAAGGCGCAAAGGTGCGGCAAACGTTGCGGACGATGCTGGAACGGGAGACGACCATGCAGAGGGATTTGCTGGCCAGTCGCCCGGCTGTGGAAGCAGTCCAAGACCTCATCGCTCAGAGCGGCAGCGAGCAGGGTTTCCGAAATCTACAAGCGTTTATTCGGCAGTACAACGCCGACCCGGCCGGGTCAATTCCGATGCTGAAGACGCTGTTGGCCGATGCCGAGAAGCGCGCCGGGCTGGTGATACAATCGGCAGACCTGTTAACAGCGGTGCAGCAGGTTGACAAAGACCTCGCGGACGGTGCCATTACCCCTGAGTACGCGGCGCAGCGCAAAAGTGAGTTGACCGAGTTGGAAACCCACCGGGCAACCGCTAAGCGCATAACGGTCCAGACCGATCAGCAACGCCAAGAGGCGCAGCGGCGGGAACAGGCCACGCGGATGCAGGCGGTTAACGCCGAAATCAACCAGACCGAACACGCCTGGACAACGGCAAAAGCTAAAGCTGACCCGGACTTTAGCGCGGTGCAGCCGACGTTTGACAAATTCGCGCAGCTTGAGGCCCGCGACTTCATCGAGCGGGAAAAGCGGGCGTTCACAGCGGCTGAGGGCATTCAGATTCTGGAAAAGGCATACAGAGATGCCAAAGCCGACGCCGCGAGGTATCGGCCCCGGCGTCAGGCAATCTCCCCAACGCGGGACACGGGCTTGTCAAGAAACACGCGGCACCTGCCACAAACGTCAGAAGAAAAGTATGAAGCTCGGTATGAGGATGCCAAGCGA